TCCAGCGTGATCAGGTTTCCGCCGATGCTGATCCGGCACTCGCCGGAGCCCTTGACCACAATCTTGGGCAGCGCGTCGACGCTGCCATTATTGCTCAGCACGCCCGCCTTGGTCAGCGTCACCACTGTGGGTACCCGCTCGCGCATGATCGGCTGACAACGGAAAGTAATAGTAGCCCTGTCAAACATTTTTCCGCCGTATTCCGCGCGCGTATAGCTCACTTCCTTGAGCACGGACGCCTTCCAGACAAGCGCTGGATTATCGCTGGAATACAGGTCGCCCGTGCCGTCTGCCCAGGCATTGATGGCCAGGCGCGCAGAGGGCGTATCCGCGATCATCTGCAGCGACACCTTGACGTCATAAGGCGAATATCCGTCCACAATATGGACTGCACCCTCGCGCCCCGGGATTTCGTATTCTGCATGCCTCTGCCGGGCCTTGCGATGATCCGGCATGCCGCCCTTGGCGATGTACACGCCAAGGGATTCCGTGCTCACGCCGCGGAAAACAACGTAACTCATGCCTTACCCTCCCATGCCCATCAGGGTCTGAATATTGCGGTTGCCGATGGATCGGCTCATTTCCTTTGCCATCAGCGCAGCCACCGCCTTGCTGTCCACATTGATTGCCAGGGGCCTGCTGCTCATAACGTCTGCCAGCTGCTCGACCATGTAATCCACGTCCAGAGCGACGCCCTGCCCCTCGCCCCGGCGCCAGGCGGTCGCCTCGGCCTTGGTGAGGACGGCCTCGCCCTCGTGCAGATAGGCAGGGAATTCATTGTATGGCACATAGTCCATGCCCACTGCCCTGCCGCTACCGTTGAATCCATTGACGGAAATGCCGCTCGAGCCTACGCTGATTCCAGACATGATCGTTCCCATCTTCGCATTGATCGTGTCTACCCAGGAAGCAATGGCCGGATACTGTGCGGCAAGCGTGTTAATGATGCCGTTCGTGACCTTCATGGTGGCATTGATCGTCTCGCCTTCATCCACTTCCGTGCCGATTCTTGCAATGGTGTCGGTGATCTGATCCACCGTGGCGTCCACATCCAACTGTGCGGCGGAAATGGCTGCGGCAGCTTCGTTTCTTGCAGCCTCCACCGCTGCATACCGGTCAGAAATGGCCTGAAGCTCCGCATCGGATGCATTGGCGAAGGTTTGCAGCGTTTTCAAACTGCTTTGTTCACCTGTAGCATACTCGGCCAACAGGTCATCAGAAAGGCCGCGGCCCCGCAGATTTTCCACTACGCGCCCGTATTCTTCCCAGTAGGCGATCTGGGAGTCCAGCGCAGAAGCCATATCATAAAGGCTGTCTGCCTCTTCCTGCGGCTCAAACTTTTCAAACGTGCCAAAGATGCCCTTGAGGGACTGTTCAGCCGCCTGAAGGTTCTGGAAAGCATAGCTGTCCAGCTGCTCAAAGAGGGCAGTGATCTTTTCTTCCTTGTTTACGCCCATCAGCGCTTCGCCAAAATTCGTCAGCGCCGTGGCCGCCGGGGCCAGGAACTGGCCGAGTTTGTCCTTGACGACGTCCGTTGTCAGCGAAAACTCCTCGCGGGCCTGCTTGAGCTGGTTTCCCAGCGCCGTGCCGCTATCGGCCGCAATGTCCAGCGATTCCAGTGCGAACTCGGACAGCGCCTCGATACCCTGCTGCACCAGCTCCATGACGGCGTTTACAAGGCCATCGACTACGCCCTGCACAAGGGTGGACTTTCCGCTCAGGTCATCAATATCTTTTTCCAGCGTCTCGATGTCCGCATCAAGCGCGGCGATTTCCTCATCCAGCGCCGCAGTATCCACGTTGTCAATCGTTTCCTGCAGGCTCTTGCCCTGCTCGATGGCGCCCTGGATGCCTGCCTCGAACTCGCTGTTGTTCAGCTTCAGCGTGGCAAACAGGTCAAATAGGTTCATAGGTTCACCCCTTTACAGATTCCGGCGGAAAGGCCCTGCAGTATGCGCAAAACGCCAGCGACGCCTATTGGTCAGCCCTCATCGAGCCTTGACAGGAGCCACTCCCAAATCTCGTCTGCGGACCGGTTGTCTCTGGGAGCCAGGAATTCGCTCAGCGTCGGCAGCTCCGCGTCCTGCCCCGCGCCTTTGAGGGCAATAAGCCGCAGCACATCGGCAAAATACACCCGGACAGCCTCGTTTTTCCTGTCTGCATACGCCAAACCGGCCAGCGCTCTCACCGATGCTGGCCGGTATTTGTATAGCGTCACGATCAGGCGCTCATCACCATACGCAGACACGAGGCGAAAAAAGAAAGCATATCATCCGTCACGCCGGTCTGGAACACCGCCAGCGTATCGCCCATTGGCTGCTCCATGATTTCCTTTTCGCTCTTGCCGGAGATTGTCGCCGCCATGCGGATCAGGTTTCTCCTGTACTTGCCCAGAAACAGAGGAAGGATCGCGTTCATGCCCTCGCCAATTGCGATGCTTCCATCCTTTCGAAGCTCCGCCTTGAGCGTCTTCACCTTTTCGTCGCTCAGGATTGCCGCCACATCGGGCAGCAGCTTTTCCATCAGGTCGAAACCGAGTTCGGTATTCATTTCAGCCATTTTCATGATTCATCAACCTCCCATAGAATCAAAAACAGGCGGCGAGAAGTCCATTCCCGCCGCCCTTCTTATTCCTTTTTCAGGATATATGCACGGAAGGGCGCGTACTCCTGGTTTTCCAGATCGGCCTGGTGCGCCGTGAACTCCATCGGCAGCGTACCCTCACCCTTATCCGTGAAGGAAATCACTGCGCCAGCCAGATTCAGCGCATTGTCCAGCTCGATCACCATCAGACCATAGGCGGTGTCGCCCACCCAGGCCAGCTTGGGAATGTAGTCTTCATTCGCGATAGCCGTCCGGATCTTGATGGAGGTCTTCTGCCCCTCAGTGTCCACATCTGCGCACATGAAAGCACGCTTGAGGTTTTCCGGCGTCATCTCCAGCAGCGTGACGCTCAGTTTGATGGTCCAGCCGTCATTGACGGAGCTGCCCACGAATTCGGAGCGCTTGCCATCGGCCTCAATGTGGCGAATAGCCGCCGTGCTCTTGAAACTGCCGCCTCCGCGCGTCGCGCCCAGCCACTTGGTCGGGTCAGCCTTTGCCGCCACGAGGGCCTGTTTGGCTGCGGAATATATCGTAACCGCCGAAAAATCCACATCGGCCACCACACAGCCGGCATTAAGCTGCAGATTCTCGAAGGTCTGGGGAGTCAGGCCGGTCGTCATCTCTGCCATGGTTCATCACATCCTTTTGATGTCGTTAAGTCAGATAGAAATGTACTTCCAGCGTCGTGCGCCCGCCTACGACCTTGCGGTCCTCCGGATCCTGCACATTGCGCTGGAAGTTGCCGCCGTTGCGGTAGAGCATCAGGTAGCCGCTCTTACCAGCGTCCAGCCTTGCGCCCGAGGGGGGCACAGCCTCGGCGATCCGATCCATCACAGCGGCCCGGCGCTGGTTCACGCTGGTGCCGTCCTCCAGATCCCTCAGCCAGAGCGTCGCGCCGGTGATGGTGGATGACAGCGCGTCGCCGCTCACCACCTCAAAGGTGATATAGGGCAGCTCTGCATCCTCGGGCACCGTGTCCTGGCTCCAGGCCGGTACGCCAAAAGACGCCCAGAAGGCGTACAGTGCGTTTTGCAGTGCGGTCATTTGATCACCTCTGCGGTCACATACGAAAACCGCACCTGCGCCACATCGGGCGTGGTACGGTCAGAGGAATCGGAGGTCACGTGGTAGAGTCGGTTGTCCCGTACCCTCCGCAGCACATCGCCCTGCCTGAGCACAACGCCCACAGGCACGGTGATGCGGTAGATGGTTTTTGTCCCGGCGCGGTAGGCGATTTCGGCCTGCGTACTGGATTCCGTGGAGCATCCGGCCTGGATTCTCTCCTTGTCCGTGTACTTCTTCATCAGCCCGCCCATGCCGTCAGACACGGATTCATAGTCCTGGGTGAAAAAAGGCTCGAAGAAATCCTCCAGCGCCATCAATCCACCTCCGAGTACATCCGCCTGTAAGGCGTGAGCTGGGGCGCGAACACGGTGTCCCATGCCGCCGAGCCATTTTCTCCCGTTGCCCGGGTGTAGCTGTAATCGCCAAAGGATTCTGATTGCATCGCGCCCACGGGATTCCTGGCGTCATAGGCGTTGATCGCCTCATGCAGCGCCACAAAATCGTCGGGCGGGTGCAGCAGCCACACCACGCCGGTGAAGGTTTCGTCCGGCTTGCCCTCGGGCACGCTCTGCAAGTATCCGTTGCAGCACTGATACACGCCGTCGTGATACGCGCTGCCGCGAACCGCCACATACGGCGCAGAGGGCGCAGGCGTCAGCACGTTGCCCGTGATGTCAAACGCGCCCTCCACATATCCGCGCTGGAAAAAGTTGCGGACACGCCGCATCATGTGCTCCATGCTGATCGCCATTGCTTACTCCTTTTCTGCGGCCTCAATCGCCGCAATCATGTCCGCCTTGAGCATTGTCATGCTTACGCCGCCGATCCCCTGTGCCTGCGCATAGGCCATCAGCTCCGCTTTGGTCATCTGCGACAGGTCGGGTGTGAGGGAGCGGGTGTTTCAGGTCAGGCTGAACTTATACACGCCGTCGGGGTTGGTCACCTTGGCGCCGCACAGGGCCAGGCCCTTGACCGCATCAGCAAACTTGCGCTCGGGACGATATGCCTCGGTTTCGGTGATCTGGTTGGCGAAGGTGGCGTCCTCGGAGCGCATGGCGATCATGACGTCTTCCAGGCCGGTGGACATGTAAATCTCAAAGCCGGCAGCGCGGGCCACCAGGCCGTTGACCAGACGCTGCTCACCCATGCCACCAGTGACGAAACGGCTGTCCATCAGCAGCAGGCCTTCCACGGAGGGAGGGACGATCAGCTTGCGGCCCTCGCGGGGAACATTCTTTTCGTCCATCGCGGTCTTGATGGCCACGATCTGCTGGTACATGTTGCTCTCGGTCAGCGCGCCGGAACCGGCATTGGTAGCGCCTTCCAGCAGCTTTTCGATCACGTAGTCCTCAGTGTCCTGGGCCAGGCGATAGGATGCGTTGCGCATCGCGGCGTCCATCAGCTCAGAGCGGGCCTGGGCGGCGTCCACATCGTCGACATAGAAATTGTAATACATGCCGTGGTCGATCAGCAGGGTCTGGTCGACGGTGGTCAGCTGTTCGGGGGCATCAATGTCAGTGTTGGGGGTGTAGGGTTTGACGGTGATATCTTCCAGGGAGTTGATGTGCACCGTGTCGCCATACTGGCGGATTTCGCCCTCATAGTTGCGGTTGAGCAGACCGGCAACCACCAAATTGCGGTTGTAATGCTCCAGCAGTCGGGCTGCCCAAATTTCAGGAATAAAAGATGCAACAGACATATTCAGGTTTCTCCTTTCTTACTTCAGGGACGCCAGGTTGCCCTTGATTGCATCCCAGTTACGGTTGATTTCTGCGGGGGACATCTGACGGAGCTGATCGCGGGTGTACGTCTTGTTTCCGCCAGCAGGAGGCTCAAGCGGGGGAGTTCCGCCGGTGTTTTCCTGCGCAAAGCAGCCCGCATAAGCGGCCTTGAGCGGATCCACGAGGGCCGCTGCATCCTTGACCGCTTCGCCCTCCATTTCCACCTTCGCCAGGTCCACCTTGCCCAGCAGCAGCTCCAGGAACTCGTCCCGAGCCACGCCGGAGTCCTTCAGGGTCTTGCGCACGGCAGCGGTCTTGATGGCGTTGGCCTTTTCTGCCTCCACCTGCTGGCGATAAGCGTCGAACTCGGCCTGTACCTTGGCCGCGTCGCCCGCCTTGGACAGCTTGTCCTTCAGCTCGTCACGCTCCTTCGTGAGAGCTTCCACCGTTTCCGCTGCCGCCCTGGCGGTGGCCAGCTCCGCCTTGAGGCCGTCAATGGAATCGGTATGGTTTTCGATGATGGCATTGACCTGTTCTTCGGTAAGGCCCATCGACTTGAGAAAATTCCGGGTAAGTGCCATGACACATCTCTCCTTTTCTTCGGGGCGCAGTGCTTCGCGCCATAGATGTTGT